GTGGGCTGACCGACTATCTATTAATACTTCTACTGCTATCACCGCCGTTAAGCCTAGCGGTACTGTTAGTCAGCTGGTGGATTCTGCTAGTGGGATACACCCTAGATATGCACAGCAGTACATTAGAAGAGTCAGGGCAGACGCAAGAGACCCACTGTGTGCAGTCCTTGAAGCCGCAGGAATACCCGTAGAGGACGACGTAATGTCTCCTAGTACTAAGGTATTCTCCTTCCCAATAAAGTCTCCTGAAGGCGCTGTGGTAGCGTCTGAGATGGGAGCAATGGAACAACTTGAGCTATGGGAAATTTACCAGGATTTCTGGTGTGAACATAAGCCGTCTATGACCTGTTACTACCGTGACGATGAGTTCTTGGAAGTAGGTCAGTGGTTGTACAATAAGTTCGACAAGATAAGCGGAGTTAGTTTCCTCCCTTATTCCGAACATACGTACCAACAAGCGCCTTATGAACCCATAGACTTAGAGACCTATGAGAAGCTGAAGAAAGAGTTTCCTGAGACCATTGATTGGGCAATCTCAGAAGACTCAGACATGACGGAAGGGTCTCAGCAGTTAGCCTGCACTGGTAATAACTGTGAGTTGTAAAGCAACATAGTTGCGGTTACTTAAGGGGTCTTATGACCCCTTTTTTATTTGCTATGAAGAAGTCTGTACAGTTCAGGTTCTTGAGCTTTTACTAAAGGCATCTTACCTGATCTTATCAAAGCTGCTTTAACTTTCGCCCTTTGAGAATAAGGAAGTCTTTTTATTCTTTCTACAGCTTCTTTATCAAGTACTTTTTCTGAAGTAGTACTCACAAACGGAGTTGTTGCAGTTATAGAAGGTGCCCTGATTCCAGCTTCTCGTAAAGGAACAGTAGCTTGTCCTGCTCTTTCTACAAAACCAGAGATTCCTTTTTGTAGACCTGTCTGTTTTGCAAAGATACGTTGAGCAGTTTCAGTAGCTAGTAAGCGAGAGCCTACTACACCAGTTCCTAGTGTTTTACCTATTTCTGGCGTCGTTGCTGTTAGCACCTGTCCTACTAAAGCAGTATTGAATAAGCGCTCAAACACAGAAGCATCAAAAGACTTAGGTGCAAACCTAGCCAGTTCCCTTTCTTTATTATTTAAGTCCTTAGCTTGTTGTTCTAAGTTTGCTAACTGAACCTTGTGTTTTTCTCTTGCTGTTGTCACAAGGTCTTTTACTCTAGCTCTAACTTCAGCTGTTTGCTTTAGTCCTGAAAAGCGTTCCCTAACGTCTTTTATGTCTCTTGCTAACTGAACTGCTGCGTCATCCTTAGCTTTGCTTAGTGATTTCTTCTCTAGTTTTATTTGAGACTTTAAATCAGAGACAATGCCGTTTACGTCAGTGTTGGCCTTTTGTAAAATTGCGTCGTTTCTTTGTCTAGCTAAGTTTGCAATCTCTTGCGCTTCTCGTTGTAGATTTACGTTACCTCTTGCAGACATATAACGACTAAATCCTTTGGAAGATTCGATCCAGTCTTCAGCAGTAAACGCTCCTTGAACTACGGCTTTACCTCCAGTAGCTCTTCTAGTAGATTCTTCAACTAAACGCTTAGTGGCCCATAAACCGTTCTCTGCATCAAAAGCTTTTCTTTCAGCAGGATTAAGACCGTTTCTAATGACAGTGTCAAAGTAGTTTTTTATTGAGTCCACATAGTTTCTAGTCAACGGGTCATTTTCAGTAACACGATTAATTACACTACCTATACGAGAACGTAAATTAACAAGATCTTCTCCAGTAATTTGACCTTTAGTAGTTAGTTTATTTAAACTTACTTCGGCGTACTCCAGTACTTCATCAAGCTGTCTGCCGACTAGTACAATATCTGGATCATCTTCGTGTAGTTTTCTAAGTTTTGCTATTACTTGGTCTGGTTCTATTTTATAAGTTTTAGACTTTGCTGTGGCGTATCCGTACTTTTTCCAAAGATCATCTAAAGCTTTGAGAGCATCTTGAGGATCTAAAGTAGTTATTGTGGTTACTTCGTCTTTAGGAGCAGCACCAGGTGCAGCTAATGTTAAAGCGTCTGCTCTAAACTGACCTTGAACAGCGTTAACTGCTTCGTCTGCTTCTTTTACTGCAATAGCTTTTAGATCATCTTTTGACGCATTTACTATGTTCGTAAGACGGTCTACTTCATCGTCTGTTAGCCTTTGAGCAGAATTAGTAGCAAGCTTTTCGTTTAGACGTAACTTTTCTACTGCGTCACTCTGCATGTCATCAAGAGAACTTTTAGACAATTTAAGCTCAAGTGCATTAGCCTTTTTAGCTCTGGCTACTTTATCTTTGGCTGTTTCTTTTAAGTTCACAGCAGCTTTACGCATGATGTAAGAAGGTGCAATCTTTGAAGCAACAGACCTAACTTGTTGTTCTGTAAGTGTCATGCCGCCATAAGCCTTAGAAACAACAGACCTATAAACAGGAGCAACAGGATGCTCAGTAAACATTAAGTTAATAAAATCTTTACCTTGCCCTAACTGTTGAGCCATCTTATTATTTACAGCACCAGAGTACGTCTTTTTTATACCTTCAAAACCAAAAGGAATTACAGCACCAGCAGCAAAACTTAGTCCTGCGTTTTTTAAAGCCTCATCAGTATTTTCTCCTTCAAAGCCTGCTACAGCAGCAAGAGGAGCACCTACAGCAGCAGAAACAACAGGAGTTGGTTTAGTAGCCATAGCAATACCAGCTTTATTTAAAACACGCTCTAGTGGTTTTATTGCGACTGTTTTTGTAGGGGCCTGTGCTGCGTAATAAGAAGCCATTTTACTTAATGTAGCGGCATCGTCAGCAGCTAAACCAACTTGTCCTCCTACAGCAGACCTTACTCCTACTCCTCCTGTAACTGCGGCTTGTCCTTGTCGTAGTCTAGCTGCGGTTGTTAGTAAAGCACCACCAGCAAGAGAAACAGGAGAAAAGATGTTTCCTGTTATTTGTCCTACAGTTCCTGCAATAGGTTTTCTTTCCATAAACTCTGCTGTTTCTGCTTCAAGATCAGCCAGCATTTCTTCACGGATAGTAGTAATGTCTTTACCTTGAGAAAGCTCAGGATAAAAAGCCTTAAAAGCAGCTGCAGAAATCCAACTACCTACTTCTTCACTTTTGTTTAGCCACAGTCCGTCAACAACTAAACGAGCAGCCATCATTAAATCATCAGAAGTCCATTCTTCTTCTCTATCTAGTTCTTCGTACGTACCCTTTGCAACTCTTTCTTCCGTTTGTTGTTCTGTTGTAAGAGCATAGTCTCTATACCTATTTACAGAAGAAGGCTTTCCTGTAACAAAACGGGAATAACGGTTGTTTGGAGATATCTCTTCTCCAGTAACAATATTTTGTTCTGCCATGATTAGACCTCATCTGTACTTAGCAGGAAAAATTTTAAACGCGTCTGTAAACTCAGTTAAAATTTGTTGTCTTTCTTGGTCTGTTTTTGCGTTTTGCATGTCTATATCAAGTTGTTGTGCTGCTTGTCTATATCCATTAGCTATTCGAGTAAATCCAACAAAAGTAGGCGCTCTAACTTGATCTGGACCCATTTGTTTTTCTATAAAGTTTTCTGCAAGAAGACCAACATCAATAGCAGCTGAAAGTATTCTTTGTTCTGCGTCTAAATAGTCCTGTATTTCTGCCGCACCTGCATTTGACGGAGGAAAACCTTGAGAAAAGATAGCAATGTCTGTATCAGAAGCAACACCAGGAGGAAGACTATTAATAATTTTAGTATTCTTTTCCCTTATAAACTTAGTTTTAGCTTGTTCTGACTCATCTCTTACTCCAGCAGCGGTGTAAAAAGCAGTTCTAATGTTTCCTAATAAACCAGGTGTAATGTCAGTAGTTAAGAGTCTGTTGCTCAAGTCTCTGTTTGACTGAAGAGAAACATTTGCTGTAGCTGTTGCGTCTTGGTACTCATAAAACTTGTCATAAGTTTGAGGAGCCATATCTTCTGGTTTAAAATCCTTTGCAGGATCTAAAGGATCAAGGTCAGCCCTGTTTCTGCTTTGAGCATAGTTGTTTATAGACTCTGTAGTATATTTTCTTTGCTCTACAAGAGTTTGTAGATGGTCATTAAACTTGTCGTCTGGTGCATTAGCATATAGTTCTTGACCTTCAGGACTAACTAAAGCAGATCCTTCAGCAACAACAACAGGTTTTTTAGGCTCTGGTTTTGTAGCTATGTAATTTCTAAGGAAAGTAACGTCAGCACCTTCTAAAGCTGCAACCATTTCAGCATCGTTTCTTCCTTTTGCTATTTCAATAGCTCTATCTTCTAGTGCCTTTCTGTTCCTTTCTTTTGTTTCAAGCTGTTCTTGAGCAATAGTAGCCTGACGCTTAACTTGTCCACGCTGTTCTGCTTGTGCAATTTGCTCAGGTGTAGCACCTAAGCCAACAAGAGAACCAAGAGCGTCTTGGTAGTCACGGCCTTCCGCTACTGCTTGTTCCAAACCAAACAAACCACCAGTAACGCCACGTTGAGTTTGCTCACGTTCCTCTTTCATCCGCTGTGACGCTCTAGTCATAGAAGGACCAGCTGCTGCTGCTCTACCTACTTCATACAGGTTTTGACCAAATGCAGGCTGCATAAGACCCTGTAGTAATCCTTGTGAAAACCTAGCCATTAGTTTTCTCCTCTTAACCTATACCTAGTAGATCAAACAGTGGGTTAACAATCTCAGTAACACCGCCACCCATGCCAACTTGCTGTGGTGTCAACAGTCCTGACAGGAGACCAGTACCTAGTTGACCATAGAGGTTAGCTTGTCCAAGACCTGAACCAAGCAGTGCCTCAAGTCCACCCATTTGTGCTTCACCAAACAAACCAGCGCCAGTCAGCTGACCACGTTGCGCCATTTGTGCAGCTGGCATACCTGCTTGTAGGACGTTCAATGCTTGCGCTTGAGGTGTATAACCAGCACCCATAAACTGACCACCTAGCTGTGCCTGCTGCATCTGCTCAGCTTGCGCCTGTTGCATTGCACTTAGCATCGCCTGGTTACGTGCTTCTTCCTGAGCCTTAGCCAAAGCAAACTGCTCAGGAGCGCCTCCGAACTGCGCCGTACGCAAACCTAAGCGTCCTTGTGCCGCTAGACGCTCTTCAGTAGCAAGCCTCTGACGTTCCTCTTCAGGACGCTGTGCTTCCCTAATGCGTTCAAACACAGCCTGCTCACGTGCTTGCGTAGGTTGCATAGCCTGTTGATAAAACTGACCCGCACCTCCGAACATCTGCTGTTGAAATGCTTGTTCTTGAGGAGACAAACCTACAGTAAGACCGCCTTGAGGAGTAGTAGTTAATGCTCCTCCTGTTCCTGTCGTTACTGTGAAGGGCATAAAGCGTGTTTGCTCTACACCAGTAGTAGCAATGTCGCCTGCTTCCCTTCTTGCTTGTTCACCTATGTCGCCAAGGCGTTGATAAGCTTTACCTGTAAGTAAACCACCAGCGCCTAAAGCACCTAAACCCAATAATTGTCTTAATGTGTCGCTCATAGTAATTTACCCATTAAAGCCATTACGTTGATCTCCTGTAGTGACAGCTGTGAACCGTCAATCTCTGCTTCTAAACCTACAACAATACTAGTTCCGTAGCCTGTTGCATTTAAACTTCTTTGGTTGGTTAAAGCGCCACCTGTAAATTCCACAGTTGTGTACTCACTCTCACCGAAGAAACCAGTAATCTGGTCTCCTACCGTAAACTCTGCTGTTGCGTACGTGCCTTTGAAGTCGTACGCCCACTTCATAAATACTGTTGCGTTGTTCGCACCAACAAGTGTAGGCTTTAGCTTCTTCAAGATTTTGACTCTGGAACTGTCACCAAATGTCAAACTTGGGCTGTAGTACTTAAAGCGGTAGCCTAAACCGTTGTCCTGATAACCTATGTATTCGCTAATGCCTTCGGACGTGCCTATGTAAAAGTCACCATTGTCTAAACGTGTGTAGGCTGTGAAGCCTGTAGAAGGCCAACGAGTAACACGGTAAGAACCGTTCTCTGTTGTACCTCTAACGTCAAAGCAATAGGTGTTGTCCTGACCTACAAAAGTTAGTAAGTAAAAACCTTCTTCAGGACTATAAGCAGACCTAAAGAACGTGTTTTCTGTCTGCAGGGCATTAATGATGTCCTTAGTAATGTTTCCTGACAGACTACTAACAGGCATGGACTTCTGTTGTATTGTTCGTCCAAAGCTCTTCAAACCAGTGTGTGACAAAAAGATCACGTCAGTACCAGTGTACTGCACAGTGTCCCTGTCTACGCAACCAACGCCTGCTACAGTGTCAGCCAGCGTCATTGTTGCTGGTGCTTCTGCTCCTTGGTACACCACAATGCTATGCTTACCAAAGATGATAAGGAAGCCGTTGTGTGCAGCTAATGCAACAATCTCGTCGTACCCGTCAGGCCAGACTTTGGATATGTCAATGGACCCACTAGTACCGCCTGAGTAGTCATGGCCTATCAATAAGTCAGACCAGTAAACAGTAGAAGGACTGGTGCTAAGGCCTGTTACCCAAAGACGACCGTAAGCGGCACAAACTTCGTTACCTTGTACAATACCAGCAGCACCAGAGACTGAGTCTAGACGCACTACGGACGTGCCGTCGTACACTAAAGGTGCATGAGAAGCTTGAAACAAGTAAGCCTTGTCGTTAAAATTAACAATCTTCCAGTTGTCCGCTGTGATCGTGTAGCTACCAGGTGTAGCGTCAGTAAGCGTAGTAGTACCTGTGAATATCTTGTTGTTGCCTACAGACAGAACTACGTTGCTACCACTACTTCTTTCAAACTCCTTTACAGCTCTAATAGAACCAGAGCCTAACGCTGTCTTGTCAGTTGTAATAACACTATGACCCTTACGTGCCGCAATACGACCACGTTTGTCAATCACAGCGTTGTCTGCTATTTCAGCAAACGACGGATCTTGTGCCAACGGCGAATCTTCGGTGTTGATACCTTTGAACGCTGGTGCTACAAGATTGATACTCTTTAGTTCTTGAGCCATATCAGATAGTCCTAAAGTACATCTCTTCTGGATGCTTAGCTGCGTCTATTGCGATAGCGTCAGACAAGTACCTATCAGCAATACCAAAGTACTCAGCAGTAGAAGTTCCTCCTGTTTCTCCACGTTCACGAGCCAACAGAGCCACAGCTAGGTGTACCACAGGTTGTGAAGGTACTAGCAGTGAGTCCGTGTTAGCACTTAAGTCAGCCTGTCGTTTAATCACGTCAAACCGCAAGCTGTACACACCGTCTGGTGTTGGACCTACGAGTACTTGCGTGTCACCGCTGGCGTCAAGGCCGTTGTACGTGTAGTACATAGGTGCGCCTGTAGCAGTGTTATTAATATACAGTTGCTCGTTAAACCAGTCCTTACTTTGGTACTCCATAAAGACGTTACTAGTGTCGTTAACCACACACATAACTTTTACGTTGTCACCACAGTCCGTCAAGGAATACGTATTGTCATCAGCCGTAGTAGAAACAGTAATAGTGCTTCTCAAGGCTGACCAGTCGTTAGACTCCTCTACTAACTTTTTAGCGTCGTTAATAAAGTCACCAACCATCTTGTTATAAGTAGTGCTAGTAACCGACGTGGTTTCTTCCTCACGCAGTCTACGTAACACGTTGTTCATAAGGTTTAAGTATGTCATCCGATATATTCCTTAAACAAACTGCTTGTTATTCCTATTGGACCTAATGTCTCTTCTAAAGACGCTACGTAGTCAACTTGAGGTGCTTGACCTATTTCTTCCAAAGTAGGCAACTCGTAAGTAATGCCTGACATGAAAGGAGTGAAGTCAGTTCTTTGAGGTGCCGCTGCTGTCATCATTCCTGTACCACCAACACCAGGTCCGAAGCCGTCACCAGTTCCAGTCCCTGTTCCAGCACCTGAACCACCGCCAGTTCCAGTACCGTCTCCTACACCAGTTCCAGCACCAGTACCATCTCCTGTACCGTCTCCAGTTCCTGTAGTGTCCTTACCACGTGTTTCAGTGTCTTTACGTTCCTGCTCAGACGACTCAAGATCCTTCTCTAGCTGTTCGTCAGCAGCGTCTTTCTGCGCTTGTTCAGCATCCTTGGCTTCTGTTTCAGCAGCTGCGTCCTTCTGAGCATTCTCGTCTTTGGTAGCTTCCTCAGCCGCTTGTTGTTCCTTAGCGGCTTCTTCAGCAGCAGCCTGTTCCTTAGCTTGCTCTTCGGCTGCTTGTTCCTTAGCGGCTTCTTCTGCTGCTACCTCCTCTTTACGAGTCTGCTCTGCTTCTTCCTTACGTGCTTCCTCAGCAGCTTCTTTATTAGCCTGTTCTGCTTCTTCCTTTTCCTGAGTCTCAGCAGCAGCTTCTTTTTCTGCTCTTTCTGCTGCAGCTTCTTCCTTTTCTTGAGTCTCAGCAGCAGCTTCCTTTTCAGCTTCCTCAGCGTCTTTAGCTTCGTCCTCAGCTTCCTTTTCTGCTGTTTCAGCTTCGGCGTCTTTCTGTGCTTCTTCTGCAGCTACTTCTTCTTTTTCTACAGTTTCAGCAGCAGCGTCCTTCTGAGTTTGCTCAGCTTCCTTGCCAGCCTCTTCAGCAGCCTGCTGTTCCTTTTCGTCCTCTTCAGCGTCCTTAGCGGCTTCCTCAGCGTCTTTTTGTTGCTCTTCAGCGTCCTTGTCAGCTTCTTCGGCAGCTACTTCTTCTTTCTCTTGGTTTTCAGCTTCTTTATCTTCAGCTTCTGCTTGAGCTTCCTTATCTTCAGTTTCTGCCTGAGCTTCCTTATCTTCAGTTTCTGCCTGAGCTTCCTTAGCTTGTTCTTCGGCTTCCTTGTCAGCCTCTTCAGCAGCCTGTTGATCCTTAGCGTCTTGTTCAGCTTGTTGATCTTTTTCAGCCTGCTCAGCTTCTTCCTTTTGTAGTTCTTCGGCAGCTTCCTTGGCTATTTCTTCAGCTTCTTCTTTTCTAGCTTCTTCTGCCTCTTCCTTTTGCTCAGTTTCAGCTTGAGCGTCCTTCTCTGCTCTTTCTGCAGCAGCTTCTTCCTTTTCTTCGGTTTCAGCCTGAGCGTCTTTTTCTGCAGTTTCTGCATCTTTAGACTCAGTTTCTGCGTCAGCTTCCTTTCTAGCTTCCTCAGCAGCTACCTCTTCTTTTTCCTGAGTTTCAGCTTGGGCTTCCTTTTGCGTCTGCTCAGCGTCCTTCTGAGCTTCCTCAGCTGCTATCTCTTCCTTTTCCTGAGTCTCTGCCTCTTTAGTAGCTTGCTCAGCTGCTTGTTCTTCTTTAGTTTGGTTTTCGGCTTCTTTGTTAGCTTGTTCTGCAGCAGCTTCTTCCTTTTCTTGATTCTCAGCTTCTTTCTCTTGTTGCTCAGCTTGAGTTTCTTTCTCTTGGTTTTCTGCTTCTTTTTGCTGTTGTTCAGCTACGTCCTTTTCCTGAGTTTCAGCCTCAGCGTCCTTTTGAGCTTGCTCTGCAGCCTGAGCTTCCTTTTCCTCAGTCTCAGCTTCAGCATCTTTTTGAGCTTCTTCAGCGGCCTGCCTTTCTTTTTCTTCGGTTTCTGCCTGAGCTTCCTTTTGAGCTTCTTCTGCTGCCTGCTCTTCTTTCTCTTGAGTCTCAGCCTCAGCGTCCTTCTGTGCCTGCTCTGCTGCCTGTTGTTCCTTTTCTTCAGTCTCTGCCTGAGCTTCTTTTTCTACTTGTTCAGCAGCTTCGTCCTTAGCTTCCTGTTCAGCCTGACGTTCCTTTTCAGTTTCTTCGGCGTCCTTCTCAGTTTCCTCAGCTTCTTTTGCTTCAGTTTCAGCTTGACGCTCTTTCTCAACTTTTTCTGCTTCTCTTGCTTCTTTTTCTTCAGTCTCAGCCTGAGCTTCTTTTTTAGCTTCCTCAGCAGCTTGTTGTTCTTTCTCCTGAGTCTCTGCCTGAGCTTCCTTGTCCGCTCTCTCAGCAGCCTCAGCTTCTTTTTGTTGAGTCTCTGCTTGAGCTTCCTTGTCAGCGCGTTCAGCAGCTTCAGCTTCCTTCTGCTCAGTCTCAGCAGTAGCTTCCTTCTGTGCTTCCTCTGCAGCCTGTTGCTCTTTCTGTTGTGTTTCTGCGGCAGCTTCCTTCTCAGCTTCTTCGGCAGTTTCCTTGTCGGAACGCTCAGCGGCGTCCTTAGCAGCTTCAGCAGCAGCGTCCTTAGCAGCACGTTCGGCTGCAGCGTCTGCGTCCTTCTGTTGTTGCTCTGCTGCTTGAGTTTCTTTCTGTTGTCTTTCTGCTGTTTGCTCTTTTTGTGCTTCCTCTGCAGCAGCCCTTGCTTGTTCCTTCTGTATTTCTTCAGCTGTGTCGTCAGCAGTAGGAACAGTGTCAGCTAGTGGGTCGTCATCGTCAGGAGGAGCAGTAGTAGAGGCACCACCACCACCTCCGCCACCTGTTTCAGGCTCTGGTTCTGGCTCAGGCGCTTCTTCAGGAGGATCGTAGTCAGGGTCTATAAAAATTTCTGTTGGTTCGTTAGGGTCTCGTACACCAATAATGTTGCCAGATTCGTCTACGTCATTAATTTGACCGTACTCTTCACTTCTGTCGTAGTTAAAATCTATTAATACCTGAGTGCCGTCAGTATGTATTGTGTATCCTGATTGAGCTAACGCTTCAATTAACTCTTCTTGAGTTGATACACCAAACAAACCCATCAATACTTCTTGGTCTGAATCAGAAAGACTAAAGAATCCGTTAGCGTCTACTCCTGTTCCAATACTTGTCATGTGATCGACAATGGAACCAATGTCTTGTTGTTCTACTGCATTATCAATAGCAGTTTGAAAATCAGTATCTGAAGGCTGTCTAGGATCATAAGGAACCTGGCCTTCAGTTAAACCTACTAGTTGGTCTACAAGAGCAGGGTCATCTACAATATTACCTTCAGCGTCGTACCACTGACCTTCGTCTTGATAATAAGCAAGATTACCGTCAGAATCATAAATACCGTCCTGACCTAACTGAACTTCTCCTGTTGCAATAATAGAAGCACCGTCTTCAATGTAACCGTCGTAATAATCAATAGTGCCGTCATTATTTACTACTGCAGTTCCGCCTAATTCATATACGTTACCGTCAGCGTCTTTATAAGTACCGTCGTTTGGATCATAAGTTACATCAACGTCTTGGCTTAAAATTCTATTGCCGTCTACGTCGGTGTAGTAATCGTACGAACCAGGATCAACGTAACCTTCACCTATTCTGTACTCTAGTTCGTCTTCGTCTATTTCTTCTACAACATCTCCAACGCCTTCCACAATAGTTTCAAACTGTTCACGGAAGTCAGAAATGTCAGCATTCAAGCCAGTTTCTATTTGTGACAAAAAGTCTTCAATAACACTTACGTCAGGAACCCAACCTCTAAAGAACTCTTCAAGCTGGTCAACAGTTGATCCTGCCATGTCCTCTAGACTTTCTAAGTACTCACTAAACTGGTCCGAAAGACCTGCCTGAAGCATAGCTTGTGCAAGCTGCTCAGCATCAAGTTCACCACTTGTGACTAGCTGTGTTGCTGCGTTAATAACACCAGCTTGAATAACAGCGTCAGCAAACTCACTACCTGTTTCTAATGCTTGGAGTGCTTCTTGTGCAACGTCAGTGTCTAGTATTCCTCCAGTAATAGCAGACTGAATAATGCTTTCGAGACTTATGTCTACACCTTCGCCTCTTAAAATACTGGTTGTTGCTTGTGAAAGAACTGAATTAACAGCAGCAGAAACAGCAGCAGCTGTTGTACCACTTAAGCCCAGTGCTGAAGAAACAGTAGAACC